GCTGCCATCGCATACAGTTTAATGCACATAAGAGAAATCAGCACGGTTTTCTATTTTATAGGGTTCCATAGAATCTGGTATGATCTCAATTTAACATTTTAACGTGTGTTACCACGTGTGCCCCTCCCGAAGGAGAGGTCAAATTTTTATAAGTCTTACCTTATCCGCCAAAGTTTAATGTATCTTCGATAAACATGTGAGAATAACAAGGAATGTTAATTCCAATATCCTTTTCATCATCAATACGTTCATAAATATTAGCGTACCTTTCGTATATGTCTTCGCCATGATAGAATAATTCTCTCAAAGAAGTTTCCACATTTTCACAAGTCGAAGTCTTAATAAGATTTCCTCGAACCCAGTTAGCCATATCAAGCACCACATCTAAACGAAGTGGTGCGCGATAATAACCAGCACGGTCACGAGTGAAAGATCTTTTCAAGAATTCAACTTCCGATAACTTGCGAAACTCAATGAGTTCACCAGTCTTAGCTTCATCAGTATACTCAAAGTTGATTGTCGCTAATGCTTCTGAAACAGTTACCTGATTATAAACATTAGCTATGTCCGGATGCACGTTCAACACATTGTCATCACCATAAGAGATCATAGAAACCTCTCTAGCAAAGTCATATGTGAAGTGCGGGGTCAGTCCATTTTTGTATGCGTTTACCTTTGTTACAAGATATGCGTAGCGCATAACAAACGAATTGGCGATGGAGTTAATTATAACGGTGAACGGATTCCCAGAGGGCTGGGAATGGGTTTGACGATATAAAGAATTGTTTACCAAAACATTTGTTGCACAGATATCTTCCCACAATACAGCACGAATAAGTGCATTTTCAGGACCATCATCATACCACTCATTGATTAAATCTAAGATTATTTGCAAAATCTGATAGCTCATAGAACCATCATAATTTCCAAAATCGCCTGCAAAGACGAGTTCACCTTTCGATTTGAGTCGTTGAGCAATACGATGCCAGTCCATAGAATACACATTCGTACCTACGGCAATCTCATTGTCTATACGATTAGTCATAATCATATTCGCAAAGGCCATGAAATACATACGGAAAGCAATGACATAATGCATAGGGGCTGCTTCAAAAACTCGCGTCTTCATAGCATCCACCTTTGCCTTAGG